CGGCCTTTGTAACTTCCGATCGCCAGGGCAAGATTACGCGCTGGCCGATTGTAGAATTTGCCGTTACGCCTATTCCCGCTGAACCTAGAACTCTTGGGGTTCAGCAGATCAAATCGCTGTTTGACGCGGCTGGGCTTGAGATGCCAGAGACCTTCAATGAGGCCGAGAGGCAGAAGGTGGCGGAAGAGTCCGAACGCGAAGCAGAACGGGCGCAATTAAAAGCCCGCATCTTTTTACTGGAGGAATAAAGTGAAAAAGCTAAAGAAAGAACTCGCAAAACTGCGCGGGGAAATCAAGGCGCTTTCCGACAAGGAAAGTACAACCGCCGATGAGACCAAGCAGCTCAATGAGATGCTTGCGAAGGCGGAAGGATTGCAGGCCAAGATCAAGGCCCTGGAAATTCTGGAAGCTGGGAGCGATACAGAAATCAGTGTTGATTTTAGTGCTGATTCAATCGTGGCCCGAGCCAAGGCGGAGATCAATGCGGAGCGCGAAGCCGAAGTCGAAGCGGCAAAGAGTCTCGCAGAAATGCGGGAGGAAATCCGCGAAGAGGAAATCGTCAAGCTGGAAGCAGAGCAGCCGAACTGGAAGGGTGGCTTTTTCACCCCGACCGAGATCGAACTCGGGGATAACAACGACGGCGGGATGAGCTCCTTTGGTTATTGGCTCCGCACCGGGAAACCGGGATATGGGCCAGATATGAAGGATGCAGCCGCGAAGACCATCGGCTTTTGGAAGAATGAGCCCGCGGTTAAGAGCGTTCTGGCGACCGGGAAAGCACTTCAGGGACAGAATGACTCCGAAGGAGGCTATCTGGTTCCCGACGACTTCTGGAACGCCATCGTTGCAAAGCGTGACGACATGAGCGTGATCCGCAGGGCGGGGGCGAACATCTTCCCGACATCGCTGGATCGGGTGCTGGTTCCAACTGAATCCACCGCTCTAACCAAGCACGCCATCACCGCCGAGGAAGCGGCAGTTGACGAGGAAGATCCGGTATTCGGTCAGGTGATCGTGACGGTTCACAAGGCTACTAAGCTCGTCAAGATTTCTTCCGAGCTGGTAGCAGATGAAGCCGCTGGCCTGCAAGCGTATCTGGCGGGTGGTTTCGCTCGGGCAGAAGCCGCCTGGGAGAACTACTACTTTGTGTCAACCGGAACGGGATCGAGTCAGCCGAAGGCGGCCCTGGTTTCGTCTGGATCAACCGGCACATTGGCGGGAACCAACACGATCACCGCCGCGGAAGTGCGCGAGCATATGTTCGGGCTGGATGCTCCCTACGCCGAATCCCCGAGTGCGGCCCTGGTCGCAGCGAGAGCTACGGTGGGGATCATCGCGGGATTGTCGGGGAATCCGTTCTACTTCTCGATGATGCCTGCGGGAGACATCCAGGCTGGAAGGGGACAGTTCGGGAACGCGGTTGATGGAATCCCGATCTATTCCGATGGAACCATGCCCGCTATGACCACGGGTCTCAAGTGCCTTCTGTTTGGCGATTGGAGCTATTACTTTGTCGCTGATCGGTTGGGGTCTTTGCTCATTCGATTGAACGAGCTGTATATGGGCAACGATCAGGTCGGGTTCCTGCATAAGTTCCGCAGGGGCGGAGCGGCAACGCAAGATGAAGCCTTCAAGCACGCTATCACCACATAGGAGAGAGACATGGCAAAACAACGAACTGCAAGTGACAGCTATGTGATTGCGGGCGGCGGCTTTGACGGAACGGGGGCCATCTGGACTCCCATTGCGGTGGACGCATCGGGCGGATATGACAGGGCATTGTTTGTCTGCGCGCGCGGAGCCCAGCTAGGAACAGGGGGCGAGTTCTCCGCATCGGTGTATGAATCTGCGACAACGGGTGGAACCTACACCCTCCGAAGCGGGTCGCTTGGGACCAGTTCTGTAACTAAGCCTGACACCGCGCTGTTGATCGAGATTGCCGTGGACGGGACTAAGCCGTTCTTGAAGCTTCATGGAACGGCGTCGACCACGGGTACTGCATCGATTCCGGTTGTGGCAGTTGCGGAGCTCTATCGAGGTACGCGCACGCTGCCGGCCACGCCTGACATCACGGTAATATCGGCGTAAGTTAGCGGGGGAGGGGCAGGTAAGTCCTAGTCAATCGGCGGCGGTCGATCCTAGGGGCTGCCCCTCCCAAAAGGAGTAAGCCTATGAAGAGAGTGCGCGCGCTGCAAGGTTGGGGCGGGCCTGACTATCACATCTCACAAGATGAGGTGGTTGACTGGCCGAACGAGCGAGCCGACTATTTCATCGGCAAGGGCCTGATGGTCTTGGTCGAGGATCTTGATCCTCCAAAGAAAAAGGCCAAGAAGACCAAGAAGAAGAAATGACCTACACCAAGGCTTCCCTCGTCAAGGCGTATGTCGGGGCTACGGGCACTTCTGACGATGCCTTGATTGATACGCTGATCGTCGCCGCCAAGGGCTATATTGACGATTACACGAATAGAACCTTTGACGGGACAAGCACCTCGGCGAGAGCGTTCACGGTAGGTAAAGATACCGAAGGACGGACGCTGTTCTTCGATGAGGACGTAGCGTTCATCAGTTCTATCGTCAACAAGGCTGACTCTGACTCGGGGACCGAGGCGGTTACTTCTGCGGATTATGTGACCATCCCAAGGAATAAAACGCCCTGGTATGCGATCAAACTCAAAGCCTCTGCTAATAAGGAGTGGAGCTTTGAGGATGATCCTGAGAGCGGAATCACGGTCACGGCGTCTTGGAGATACGGCACTTCGGCTCCCGCTGCAATACAGGAAGCATCCAGACGGTTGACGGTGTTCCTGTATCGGCAGAAGGACACCTCGGCTGATCTGGATCGGCCCCTCTTAACGGGAGACGGAGTTACGATCATGCCCTCGATGGTGCCAGTTGATGTGCGAAAGATCCTTGATGTCTATCGGAAGCGGCATGTTCGATGAGCTTGACGAGCTATAACGATTTCGTCAATAACCTGGGCGACATCGTTATCACGGGAATCCAGAGGCGGTTTGATGGGCCTCCGGCGAGCGTGGCGACCGCTGATCTGTTCTGTTTGTTTCCGAGGGCGGTAGAGGGCGAGGAGGGGCCGCTGACCGTAGCGACCTCTGGGGGGTGGCCGACCTTCCGAGCGGGGCTGGTGATTGTTATTGAACCCATAGGTCAGGATACCAGTCCTTTGAACCACGCGAAGGTGGTGGATATGATCGACAACATCTCGACAGCCCTACGAGGGGTTAATCCTAGTGACACCCTTCATCTGGGGAGGGGACCGATCAGTTGGACGACGATTCTTTCTTCAAATGAGGTTGTGGGGCAAACCCAGTATTGGGCTTTAGTAACTACGGTGGAGGGACATGGCTAAGAAAAAGTACATTGTGAAGGAAGCCTATCTTGCGTTCGCGGAGACGAATGTTTACCGCGGGAGCAAGATCGAGCTGGACGCCAGCAATCCAGGCACTAAGAAACTGTTGGAAATGGGTGCAATCGAATTAGACAAGAAGGAGGCAGTAAGTGGCTCAGACAACTGATGGACTAAGTTTTGTTGATGCACAGGTCGAGTATTCTACCGATGGTTCTTCGTTCGCGGACATCTCGGGGTTCGCCAATACCGTCGAGGTTTCAGGAGGCGAACGGTCCGCGGGAGAGACTTACACCGCGGATGGCGATATAGCCATCCTGACCTTTGGGAAACGAGCTCCGGTGGACATCGTTTACACCTGCGTTTTCACCGAAGGAGCAACGGATCCCTTTGAACGGTTCCGAGGCTATCACCAGACCGCGGACGGATCGCAAGTTGTACTCCGTTGGTCGCCGGCAGGCGGCGGGGGAACGGGCTTTTTCTCTTTCACCGGAACGGGCAAGATCACAGATGCTCCCTGGCTAGGTGGCGATGCGGAATCCCCGGATCCGTTGATGTTCGCGGTTGGATTGCGGACAGCAGAGCTCCTCAAGGGCGTAACCGCATAAGGCGATGAACCTACAAAACAAGAGCCTCGGTGTGTCCGTGGAAATAACCGATGTGTTACTTCAACGGCATGTCGAGGCTTACTTCCTGGCGTTACGAGACATCAATGGCGGTAATGAGCTGGAGTATTCGGTTCCCGAAAGAATGGGAGGCTACGTTCGCGCAGGGTGTCGCTCTGGAATACTCAACACCATCTCAGAAGAAGATGTTGACGACATGAGCCCCGCCGCGGTTAACTGGTTAGCGGCTGAGATAGATACCCACATCGGGAAGGCTTCAGAAATCCCCCCGGAATGATTC